TGCTGCTGTATGGGAAAAAGTAGTCGTTTGAGTGTCGTTTGCAGATGCGCGAAATTCATGAAAATTGCCGATGCCACTTTCATAACCCCCAGTGCTACTCGCCTTGAAATACCCACCCGACGTTATCCGGGCGCGTTCGGTTTGCGAGGTACTTCCGTCTGGGCTGGTAAAAAACACAATCCTGCCCGGCATATCGTTTGTGCCGGGAGTTCCGTCTACATCAACCCTGATGGATGCTGCATCTACAAAATTGGTTCCATCAGACGCACGGAACGCAAGATAGCCTATCGTGTCGCCGCTTGCTACAACAGTCATTGATCCGTCTGTTGTTCCACGGCTGCGGTTAAAGTCTAAAACCGGAGCAGCAGCCGCTGTAGTTCCGCTATATCCTGTCAGTGCAGCACCGGCAAACGTATTATTTCCAACTGACACTGTTGCTAGTTTTTGCTGCAATCGCAGGTTGTTTGTGGTTGTTGTCGTCCCAACCAGCAGATTCCCCGACGCATCTAGCGTCATGGCTTGGGTGAAGGAGATGTTCTGACTGACCGTGCCGCTGCTTAATGTGCCGCTTGCGTTTGCAGTAAAAGAGGTGCCTACGTTGTTATTCGCTGCACCGAACGCCGTCTGGTTGCCTGATGTGATGATGGTGTAGCTGACACCGTTTGTAATGGTAGTGGTGTTAGCGGTGCCGGAGGGGGCGTTAAACCAACGATGCTCGCCTGCCGCGTCGTTCTGGCTATAGTAAGTTGCAAACCCAGTAGCGTTATAAATAAAATTTGTCCCGTTGTGGTACACATTATTACCAACACGGGTGTTAAATTGATTATTCGAAAATAGCGAACCAGAACCAACTACATTAAACGCCTTATATGAGCCGCCCCACGCGCTCGGCGTCACTCCTAGACCGAGGTTGCCGGACGCATCAAATTTCATTACATCGCCAGTGCCGTGCTGAATAATGCCAAGCCCGGTGCCGTTTGGCGACAACGTCAAATAAACATTTTGATTTGCGCCGGTAGTTCCAATCTCAAGCTGCCCGTAAGACGATTGAGCAAAAAACTTGGCGATTTTCTGGCTTGCCCCAACAACATCTAGCTTTACCGCCGGATTCGTCGTCCCAATCCCGACATCGCCAGAATTGCTTAATCTAATAACATCTAAGCCAGCCCGGCCAATGCCCAAACTTCCACTCGCGCCTTCATTGGCAATAAACCACATACGATTGGTGTAAGTGGCGTCAGAAGAATCAAGTATGATCCCGGTGCGACCAGAAGCCCGCACGCCCATACGAACCACATCAATTCCCTGTTGCGTATATAGACTCGAACTGGTCGGCCCGACAACCTGTAGTCCGCCATAATTAGCAGTTGGCGTCGTCCCAATCCCGAGGTTGCCGGAGGAGTCGAGGGTCATGCGGTCAACTAGAGCGGCATTTGAATCTTCTGTTTGGAAGATCAAAGAGCCGAGTACGCCATTCAATGTTGAACGAATCGCACCAGCACCATTGCCACCGGCAGTCGGGCCGATTGTCAGTTGACCGCCGCGAAGCAGGATATCCCCGCTTTCAACGTTAAATCTTGCTGCCGGGGAGCCCGTTCCAACACCCAACCGCCCACTGCTATCCAGCGTCAGCGCATCCTGTACTGTCGTGTTAAATGAAACAGACGTATTAGCAGCGTTAGAGGATTGACGGAGGATGAGGTTTCCTGCTGCTTCGATGCGGGCGCGTTCGGTGCCGCTAGTTGCGAAAGCAAGCACTGCCTCGGTATCCGATGCGCCACGAATTGCCTGAATGTCTGCGCCCGGCGTGGCGGCTGCGTTGTTGAAGAACCGCACATAGCCAACATAATCACCGCTGGTTGAACGAGTGCCATTCAACTCTAAGATGCCGTTTCTGCCAGCAGCGGATGCTGAGACGGTTACAATTTTTGAGCCTGCCGCACCTCCAGAAATGTTCGGACTATCCGTCCCAATCCCAACATTCCCAGCAACAATCAACCCAGTCGTAGGCGCTGCGGTGGTATAGCCAATAGCAGCGTTACCAGTAACTTGAAGCGTGTTGTTGGTACTATCAAAATTACCGCCGATGTTAACTTGTCCGCCGGCTGCAATTCTTAACCTTTCCGATAAAGACGTACTGCCAGAAGGAACGGTGTACATCCTTATACTGGTAGGCGCACTAGTGCTTGTCCATGCCGCGTCTGCTAAACCTTGGATCGACGCTCCAACAGTGTAGGTAGTTCCGGTCGAATAAAATTGCCAAGTAATCGCCGGAGCACCTTGCCCAAGAAATGACGGAACAACCGGACGCTGCAATGACAATGAATTTGTTCCAGTAACAGAAGCTGCCCCCGTAACGTTAAACGTGCTCCCATCAAACGTCAGCGCACTACCACTAGTAACCGCCCTGCTTCCATTTAGATACAAGACTCCATTCGCTGTACCAGCGGTAGCACTAAGCGTAATAATCCCAGTCGTATCCGCCAGCGTCATCGAAGCCGTGCCGTCTTTGGCTTTGATGTTCGTGACTTCAATCGTCGTCAGATCAAGAGCAGCATTGGTGATCTGAACCTGTCCCGTACCATTAGGTGCAATGATGATGTTGCCGTTAACACCATCTTCAATCGTGATGCTGCCGGAGTTGGTGCCTGAGTTCGTATTAAGAATCAGGTCGCCCGTGCCGTTGGTCGTGATCGTGGCGTTAGCGTTAGAGTCACCAATACGAACGGTGTCTGCGTCAACATAGAAATCACCTGTTCCATTCGTGGCAACCGTGATGTTCCCGTTCGTACCGTTGCCAATGGTGATCGAGCCGGAGTTGGTTCCGGAGTTCGTATTGAGGATGAGATCCGCAGCACCCCCAGTGGTCACCGTCAACGCACCAGCACCATTAGAGGTCAGGGTCACCGCCGCAGCAGAATCACCTACGCGCACCGTATCTGCGTCAAGCTGAACGTCACCAGTCCCGTTCGGGGCAAGAACAACGTTGCCGTTTGAGTCCGTGCTGCTAAGGGTGTTGCCGTCCAGACGGAGATTGTCTACGTTAAGAAGCGTAGAAACGGTGATTGCGCCCGTGCTGTCAGCAATCGTAGCGGCAGCAGTGCCGTCTTTTGCTTTGATGTTAGTGACTTCAAGATTAGTAGTGTCAACGGTAACAAACTCCCCCGTCCCACTCTGCGTAGCGATCTTTACGAAGTCAGTACCATTCCAAGCAATTAGCGCCCGTTCGCCAGCCGTAATCGTTACACCAGTCGAGGTACCGCTGCTGGTCGTCGCCTGAACAACAACAGATTGATTTGTAGAAGTGCTGTTAAAGATGAGATACGTCTTACTGAACTGCGAGTTAGTAAGAGACGAATAACTAACCGTGATTGTCAGGGTGCTCGCTGGGTTCCCCGTGCAACGAATCAGGGCGTATTGAGCAGAACCGGTAGAACCACTCCCAGCCGCGACAAGAGCCGTTCCTGTAGTTTTAGACAGCGTGACCGCAGTCTGACTGCCGCTAATGACCTGTGCGTTGGCAATCGCGTCATCAAGATACTTGGTGATGTAGTCGTTTACCGTATCGCCCCAAGTACCGGAAAGTTCTCCAGTGACGGGAAGAGCCAGACCGAGAAGATTTGAATATGCAGTGGTCATTTGAGCCTCATGCTGCTATTTGATTCCAGTTGGCGGTCTGTGAGTCGTTTACTGCTACATAAGAAGCGGTTTGTGAGTCATTGACGTTTATCCATGTTGCCACCTGACCCGTTCCCACACTACTCCACCCCGCGCTTTGCGCGTCACTCACATTCTGCCAGTTTGCGTTCTGGTCGTCATTAATTTGACCCCAGACATTTACTTGCCCGATAACTCCAATTGCCTGAACGCCTGATGGAGTTGCCGTCGCGCCGCCAGTAACCGTAACAGTGCCAAGCTCCCCTGTTGCGGAAACTCCGGTTACTTGTACAAGAGAGCCTGCGGAGACTGTAACGGTACCGATCTGACCAGTGGCAACGTTGCCACTTACAATTACAACGGCAGTACCAGAAACAGTGACGGTGCCTATTGCACCGGTGGCTGATACCCCCGTTACGGCAACTACCGCCCCTGCATCAACAGTGACGGTACCAATCTCGCCGGTCGCTTGTACGCCGGTTACCGCAACATTCGCATCAGCCGTGACTACAACTGTGCCAACTTCCCCAGTTGCCTGTACGCCTGAGACTACAACAATCGCTTCTGCTACTACAGTAACGGTGCCTATGAACCCCGTGGCCTGAACGCCTGTTACCGGGACATCCGAATCAGCCGTTACTACAACCGAGCCTAAAAAGGTTTGAGCCGTGACCGCCGATTGCCCGACGCCCCAGCCCTGCTGCCCCCAGCCAACGCCAGAGGCAGACCAACCTTCAAACGCTACGATTGCATCTGACACACTTATGCAATCCTAATGATCGCAGACGAAGCATCGTTAGTCGGGAACTGAACGGTAAAGTTGCCGTTCGTAGAAGTCTTGTCCCCGCCAAAATCCAACACTGCAATCGCTTTGTTTGACTTACTTGAGTTGTAAATCAACGCTCCACGCGCCGTGATTGTGGCGTTAGACCAAGTGGTATCGGAAAAATCTACAAAAGCCGTGGTGCCCGATAGACTTACTGTTGCGCCTGTTAGGGTATTGCCACCGGTTGTGTATCCGTTACCGTTCGCCACTTCATCAGAAGTTGTGTACGCCGTCGTGCTCGCGCCCAAAGTCGCAGCACTTGTATAAAGCGCAATCTTGATTGTATCCGTGTCCAAGTCATGTTCACCCAGCAGAATCTGCTGTTTGAACGAAGAACACATTGCCTGAGAAATAGCCATTTATCACCTCACTGGTACACGAACCTGACCAGAACGATATGTATCTTGACGCAGCTTACCATCACCAAGTTGCTTGAGAAGAGCGACTGACTGTGTGTACAACGCGGTGTACATCTCAACTACGTCTTGTTCACCCTTTTGGAATCGAATAGCTTCAACCAGTGCGCCGTTTAGAAGCGCCGAATCAAACTCATCACCAAGCCATGTCGTACCCGCGGTCACAATAGACTCAGGGTAGTAGCCGTAGTGAAGCTCGGTGCTATATGCCAAATTGGGTGTTGGCCCCAGGATAAACGCCGAATCATCAAAGATTGCGTAATGCTTAGGACGCCCGCGCTCTGACGTATTGGCACTTTGGCCAGAAAACGGATACGCCTCGCGAATAAAGTTAACGTCTTTATCAAGCAGATAGTAATACCGATTGTCCGTGTCAATTACGGCCAAGGAATACACATAAAGAAAATCAGAAGGAATCTGCAAATACGGATTGCCAATGCTCATTACCCCAGTTACGTTTTTCCGTAGCGCCGGAATCTGAACAGAGTTGTAGATCTTCTGTTCAGCCTGCTCGGTAAACATATCTAGGATGGCATCGGTGAATTCCGCCTCACAGATGTCCTTGATATTCTGTTTAAGCTCTGTGTAGTTCATGCCATCGGGCCGCGAGCCATAACACCTTTAGTTGCCGCACCAGTTCCACGGATTTTGATGCCCGTGGTTTTAACGTTTTTCTCAGGATAACCGCTGTTCTTCAGGTCTACTTTAGGAGCCGGCTTGGGCTGATTAGAATCCTTTTTCATTTTGCACCCGACTTACGATAGGTGAAAGACGATTTCTTCTGATTGGCAACCTTGGCTAGATTCCTGCCAAGCTCACGCATCTGCAGATTGGTTTTACCGCCTTTGGCAAACTTTGTCAGCGGCTTGCCAGGGTGCATAGCTTTTTCATGCTTATGCACTGCTTTCTTTGCGTCCATAATGACTCCTAAGTCGTTACCGTTACTGTACCAACTTGGCCTACTGCAACCAAGTCATTTGGCGTAAGCGGCGCATCAAATCCACTTGAACCACCTACTGGATTCCAGCCCCACTGAATCTGCCTACTACCTAAACCCAAATTACCGTCAGCCAAAGTTCCAGACGTAACGTACGTTGTATCTCGTCTTGGATTCCTCAGCGCCTGGGGATCATCAACTGGGTACATTCCAAGCTGAAGTTGAGGGTGATCCGGATCCCAACATTCGTGACATACCAACAAGTTAACTTGTTTGGTCTTAATGATCAGCTTCTGTAGATCTCGCAGACGATATCGAAATCCACACCGATCACACATTGCAATGGCAATTTTGCCACTGGCAAATCTGTTACCCATTACGCACCACTGCTGCCAAGATAGTACCGACGAGGTACAAAACGTACCGCGGCCTTCTCTCGATCTTCCCCTGCAGCCAAATTAAATTGCTCGTCGTATTGAGCTTTTAACATCTCAACGCGACTAGATAGTTCAGGAACTTTGGTCGCAATTCGATACGCCAATCCTGATGTCAACGCCGGCAAGAACCTAAAGTTCATATCGCCAGTCTGAACTCCTGATCCAGCATCTTGGATTCTGCGTAGTCGCCAATAAACAAACTGATACGTCTGTGTGTTATCTGGCACTAACCAAACCGTTACAGACGGAAGGTTTGGGTTTGAGACCGGTGACTGATCTGCATGTGACGCTGCTACTGTGTTGTTCTGCCCGCGCGCCACGCCCATCAGTGTGTTGCCACTAATGTATTGATAAAAAATGTCTTCTGATCCGATCCTAATAAAACCATAGCCTGGGAGGCCCACTACGGTATTTAAAGGAATAGAAGTGACACTAGAGTTAATGCCACCCACAATATCAACTACAGATGACGTAGGAGATACCGCACCTGACAATCTGTTTACCAAAACCTGAATAGGCCGTCCTTGCGCTAGCTTATTAGGAATTGTGGCGTACGTTGAAACACTAATCCGCGTGATATTTAAATCAGCCTGGGTGGATGCCGTGTTTTGACCAGTACGGATAACGTGCTCAAGCAAGTCGATGGTGTCAGTGGGCAATGCGTATGTGCTCAAACCTGCGGTCAACGTGATGATCCCAGGCTCAATTGTCCACATGTTAATGCCGCGGTTTTGCCATTCAATCGTTAACAAGTTCATTGAACGGCGCGCTGTTTTCAGGTCATAGCCTGAGCGCATTTCGCGGCCAGCAATCTCCCAGGCTTCTTCAGCAATTTCTGTGAAGTCTAGATCAAACGCTGTGGTGCCAGAAGTGGTCATCTGAATCCTGCCGTTTTCTTGGCTATGCCTTTTGGCTGCGGCACAAACTGTTTGCCTTTGGCTTTACCTGCTCGTTTTGCTCGCGTCGTTGCTGCATACTCTGCAGGGGACAAAGACTTAATTGCTGCCTCTGGCAAATATCGCTCACCCGTCTTAGATGACGGTTTACCGGATTTAGTTGTCCAACGTTGTTGGGTCCAATCCTTAAGCGATTGTTGAGGAGACTTCAATCTTTATACCCCCCACCCTGTTCCTTGTATTTCTTTGCTAATAGTTGCGCTTTTCTCGCGCTCCACTGACCCGCCGCAGTTCCTTGCGTTGCCTGCCCTTTGATACGGTTAAACAAAGCTTTACGCATACCGGGCTTGGTGTAGTTACCCGCCTCATTGACTTTGCCGCCCTCTGCATATTCGTAGAAGGCGGTGTCATCCCGACGCTGTTTACGCTTGGGGCCGGGCATTTTAGATGGGTTGATGGCACCCATCCCGCGTGAAGCCATCATATAATTCGCCCCCTGGTTTTGCCGCGTTGCGCTATACCATCACCGCGTGTAACTTTGCCGCCTTTTTTGTATTCCGACTCTTCTGAAAATTTTACAGCCTTTGGATCATAAGGAACGCCTCGATCTACTCGACTTGTCCCGGCTTGCATGACACGGTTTTGCAGCTCTTTTAGATAATCTTGCCCGTGATAAGCCTTGCTAACCCGATTTGCCTCTCGCATTAAATTCATTAGGGCATTTTCTCCTGACACCCCTCGATCTAATGTTGCACCAGGAAAGATATTGGCAATCTTCTGCCTTGCATATTTAGCAACATTACGTTCGCCGGTAATGGGGTCCATTGTAGGATCTAGCAAACGCATCATTCTTTCGCCCCGTTTATACGGACGAGAACGACCCATTACTCGGTCTTCAAGATCTTGTAGACGACGATCTTCTTCAGTTTCGCCGCCTTGTTGAAATTTTTTTACACGATTCGGCATTTTGTTTTGCCCCGTTGAGCAATACCGTCTGCGCGCTTAGACGCAGAGCTGACTACCCCGCCAGATGCATACCCACGTTTCATAGACTGACGCTTAGAATCTTCATAAGCCTTATCCATCTCACGCTGCTTACGATCTTCCTCAACCTGTTGTTTCATACGAGCAGCTTGAGCAGGACTAGGCGTCATTTCCGCTGGATTCAAAGGCGGGTTGCGCACTTCAGGACCGGCTTCAGGGCCACGCTGAAATTCATCTGGCATTACCGGCAAAAGCGGCATACTGGATTGGGCGCGTTTTTTTGACATGACTTACTCTTTAAATAAATCGACCACGGGTTTTGCCACGTTGCGCTACACCGTCAGCACGTTTTGACGCCGCACCTACTACTCCGCCTTTAGCATAACCTTTAACTTTGCCGCCTTTTTTCATTGTCATTCCTGGCGACGGCGCTCCAGCAATTCCTTTCATGCCGCCACCAAGACGATCTGAAATGTCATCTAATGCGGAGCCGACTGTTTTTGCGCCTGCGCCAACTTGAGCCAAACCTCCATATGCCGTGTTATCTCCGCCACCCATATTGGGTCTTCGGCGCCCAGGCGGCGGCGTAATCGGCGCAGGGAAACCGGGATCCTGTGGTGGCATGGGGAAACCAGGATCCGGCATATACGGAACGTCACCGCCCACGGCGAATTTGCGTTTTTTCATTTCAGCATGCTCCACCGCGCATCATTTTGACTTGCGCACCTTTAGTCTTACCTTTCTTGGCAATACCATCAGCCGCACGAGTGTAACCACCAGACGAATACGCCATACCGCCGCCCATCATCTTCTTAGCAATGCCGCCATGCTTCATCTTGCCAACGCCATCGGCAGCAAACGCCGGAACTTTTTTACCGTCTTTTTCAACCATGGGCATACCGCCGCTGGCGTAACCGCCACGCTTCATACCTTTGGCCTCGGCCATTTCATGTTTGATCATGGACCTCGGAGCGCCTTTTTTCTTCATAAAGGCAATCTCTTTGCCAACCATGGCTTTAGATTCTTTCATGTCACCACCTTCGTTGAATTTACGGCCTTTGTCGGCCTGCATGAACTCACGTCCAACGGACGCAGGAACACCCACGCGCTTGGCGAAGGCGGGATTGTTTGCCACAGCAGCCATGAAATTGTGCTGCTTTGACGTTTTACTCGGCATCGTCTTTCTTCCGTTTTAAGATTCTCTGAACAGTATTGGTTTCCCAAATACGAATACCAGTCCAAACAATCGTAAATACGGCGGCTATTGAGGGAAGCATATCTACTAGTGTCCCAATGACTGTCACCACTGACAAAGCATCGAGAATCATCTTCCCTGTTTCGTGCGTCGTCTCAGTCATTTCAACAATTCCATGCTCTCAAGGATTTGTTAATCCGGCTGTTGGGATCTTTCGCTGTCTTGGCTGAAGTCAGTTTCTTCTTCATGCCTGCGTTACCTCTTGATAAGCCGCCCATTGCGGATCGTCATTTGATGCTAACAGATACATCCGTGCAAATTCCAACAACTCTGGATCGTCTCGGAAGTGCCCAAGACCTCGATTACAATGATTGCACAACATGCCCCGCACTTGTCCAGTGACATGATCATGATCTACAACTAATTTCTCCGACACTCCGCAAATTACGCACTCTGTAACCTCTTGCTTAATCTGCTTAAGCTGTTCATCTGAAATTACAGCGCGGTACTGGCCCCGACAAATCTCGTTGCGATACTGAGCACGGCAAGCTCTACACCATGAATCTAACCCGTTGCGTTTCTTGTTATGCAGCGGAAACGCTTCCGGTGTGGCCGGTTTGCTTTGCTTGCACCGGGTACAAACTAGCAGTTCCATGCTTTAAGCGACAGCGCCTTGCGGGTCGGTCGTCCTTTTTCATCCTTCATTGGCCCAGGCATCCCGCTCATCCTCGCGCAAAAAGATTTCCTCCGCTTCGCGTCTTTTTCGGTCTTCGGATTCGGGGCGGGAGGCTTTAACCCCGGCTTCCCCGGATTGGCTGCATTGTAAGAAGCTCGTCCTTTGGCATTCAAACCACCAGAGGGATTTTTGCCTTCTTTGCGTTGCCACGCCGGGGTCTTTGCCATGATTAGCCGCAGATTAAAGTGACTTTAGTAACTTCAGTTAGCGTTACAACAGCGTAACCGCTTTGTGCCTGACCCACCAAAATACCTTCTGCTGCCATGTATAGGCTGTTAGCCGCAGTGACTGACCCAGGGGTATCCATGTACAAACGGGGTGGAGTCGGCCCAGCGCTAGCATCACTAATAGAAATGTTGCCAGCATTAGTTGCGCCAATGTAATACAGACCTTTGATTCGGCACCGGGGGAGCGCAAGTGAACCGCCATATCCCACCGTAATTGCACCTGCTGTAGCAGCACTGACTGAGATGCTGCTGACGCTTGCAAAGTAATTGGTAGAGTAAACGGTTGTATTGTTGCCGCCCGCCACTACTTCTGTCACCGCCGTGGTTGACCCAACGGGAATGCCGGTGATGGTGAAGTTTTTAGCAGTTTCGTCTGCTACCGAGGTAATGGATACTTTGTATCCGTAACCATTAATCCCCGGCGTGGTAGCAACAAGTCCCAACGCCCCAGCACCTGCTGGCGTTACAGACACCACATAAAAGTCCGCATCCGCTTTAGGCGTTACGGACCATACATCATATTGCTGGGTCGCCATGTCGGCCCCCTATTACTGGTCAGCAAAGGTCGGGGCAGTGGCACCAACAACAGTTCCCCAAACTTGCCAGTTCGTACCGTCTTTAGCGATAACCGTAATCTGCGCTGCTGCCGGGACATTAACCTGCAACTTCGAGTTTGAGTTGCCGTCTGAAAATACTACAGACGCCGCACCATCATCCGTGTCATGGAAAGCGACGCCACCAATAAAGTAGTTGGTGTTCGACCCAGTGTTGATGATGAAATCCGTAGCATCCGCTGCGCCGCCACCGTACACAAACGTAAACGATTGACCAGCAACTGGAGCAGGGAGAGTGTAGGTGTTGTCTTGGGTTCCGTTAGGAACGATGTTAATTACACCGCCGCCATTCGTAGCAGCAGTCAGCGACGCATTACCATCAGCTAGTGCTACAGGCGTGGCAACAATACCGGAAACGCCCAGTGATACTGCAGCAGCAGTAACAGCGCCGGTAGTGGAATCAATTGAAACAGTTTGAAAGCCGTTCTGTGACCGAACTGGCCCGGAGAAAGTGGTGTTAGCCATTTAACCCTCACATGCGAGTAGCGCGTATTAGTCTGCATGTTGTCAGCCGGGACTGTCTAATACGCGGGATGACCCCGGAATAACTCTTTGTACCATACTCATAAACAAAAGAAAAGGGGCCGAAGCCCCTTTCCTAATCTACTGCTTAGCTTGCGCCTGGAGATCCATAAACACCCAACGGATCTGACGCGCCGAACGAGTAACGCTCGCGACTCTTGTAACGAGCATTACCAGTATCGAAGTCAGCATCCATCGAGTTCTGGATAGGCGTACGGACAAAGTGCTTCAGTCCATTAGGCACGTCCGTGATCAAGAACCAAGCATTCGTATCAGTCAGGTAGTGATTGACACGATAGCCTTCCGGAATTGAACCGTTGTTCTTAAGCGCGTTGATGTCGTTATCCGCCGTGCCGACACGGAGTTCCGTCTCAAGCAGTCGGGTTGCAACGAACATAAGCGCCGGGGGAACAATGAGTTTCCGGGGCTTGGCGGCGATCAGCAGACCACGCTCATCCGTCCAGCCAGCGATCTGAATAACTGCCGCCTCAAGCGAGGTTTCGTTCAGATCAGCGCCGGTTGCGGGGCGATTGCTGTTGGTACCACCAGACACAAGCGGATGCGCCGTCGAGAACAGGGGCTGGCCGTCACCGTACGTGACCGCACCGTTAAACCCGTTGTTCAGAATCGATGCACCTTTGACCTGCTTGGTGTACGCCATGGCACGAGCAAGGGCCTTGGTATACCGCGAAGACAGACTGTCATACAGGTTGTCTTCCATCGCCTCTTCAGTGATGGAGAAACCCATTGCAATCGTTTCGTGGTTGTACCGCGCCGTCCATGCTTCTTGCGCATTGTCATACGCAATTGCCGAACCCTCGTTTTTGACAGGAGCGGCAGAGAAGCCAGACAGCTTGGTTTCCTCTTCAAACGAACGCTCGGAAGTCTCGGTTTCGTAGATTTCCTTGTGTTCTTCACCGTACCGTTTGTACTCCAGACCGAACAGTGCATTAAGCCCTGGCAGGAGTTCTTTCAGTAGTTGTGCGCGTGAAATAGCCATTTGTTAACTCCTTTAGGCCGTAGCAGTGGCAGCGTAATACTCATGCTGACCAAAGTTGAGCTTAACCAGAAGCTCAGGGTACTGAGTAAATACCAGCGTTGCACTGGCACCAAACGCCGCGACGGGGGCCTGATTCAGAACAACCGTAGTTGCACCAGCACTCGCGGCAGTTGCCACGAACGATCCACTGGGGATGTACTGACCGTTCGACGCCAGCGAGCCAACGTCCGTACCAACCGGCAGGGCAAACGGCAGTGCCGAGCAGGTGATAGTTTCAGTGGCGATACTGGTGAACGTTGCGGTACCCAGCGAAACTGCGGTTTCTTGCACCAGACCCAGAACACGAATGGGCAGAGCCGCAGTCGTGGCAGGAGTTGCAGTCGGAGCAAGCAGGGCGTTTTTGCTATTGCCGGTGTTGGAATTGCCGGTGTTGTTGATGCAGGCCAGATTCTGACCAATCATCGCACGAGCACCAGAAGCCATTACCGTAGTAGCCGAGCAAACAGCCGCTTGGAACACCGTATCCGGATCGTCGCAAACATAAGCAACCGCATCACCAGCCGCCGTGGAAGCGGGCCAGTATTGCGAGAACTGCTTCTGTTTGGTGGTCGGGTTGGTGTACGAGCAGCCAAGGAAGATACCAACGAGAGTACCGGCAGTACCGGTGCTAACGCTAATACGCTCCAGGTTGCCGCGCACGAGGGCGACGAAGTCACCGTAGAAGATGTCGGTGGCGTACGCGTAAGTAATGTTGTACATGCGCGTAGAACCAGCGAACACCTGACCGCCGATCAGATTGACCGGCTTTAGCCCGTAGGGGCTGTCAACCGTTGGGTAAGTCATGTGAGACTCCTAAAAGTTTACCGGGTCGATTTCACCGACGATTGCCGCTCTTTAAACAACGGCATCCGCGGATCGTTTTCCCGCATGAAATTGTTGTCCACTGCGCTCATTTGATTATCGGTTTGCTGTTGATAGTAGCTGTTCCGATCCTCAACAAGCTCAGTAGGAGTTTTGCAAAGCATCAATCCACCGATTACCACGTTGTCTTTGAACTTCTCGTTCTCAACAACCAGCATTTGGATCTCGGGATGATCGGACGCTTTGACAGGTTCCCAACCCTCGCGAAACTTTGAAGAAACATTCATGGGGTCCGCCGTTCCCAGCGTACTGACACGAATCCAACGAAATTCAAACCCCGGTTCTGGGTTAGGCGAAGGCAGCAATTCCGGGCGTTGCCAAGATTTGCGACGCGCAACTTTCTCTCGGGTTTCAAGTTCGCGGTTGGTTCTAGTCTCAGCCATTTTGTTTCCTCATGTCTTCAGCAACCTGTCGAGCATATTGCTCGGGAGTTAGACCTAGTCGTTTCGCAAGAGCTACAGCAGTCTTAGTCAGCACGATCTTTTTGGGCGCAGTGCTACGCGATGCTGGTGCTACAACGTTATTTCGACGCGGCCTTTCAGGCGATTCGTCCTCCGATTCAAAGGCATCGGGGAACACTTGACGCATACGCCGGTTAATCCGGTCGTAGTATTCTTCACTTTGAGGGTCAATCCCCTCTCGAACAAGCTTTTGATGCAACCCCAGCGCAAGGCTTGTCATCTCATCGTCAGATCCAAACCATGGATTGGATTTTTGCCATTCCAACGCCTTGGAATCGACTGCTGGCGCGACAGGTTCAGGTTTTACCTCAACTTGTTTTGGTTGTAAAGCCGGTTTATATGCTGCTAAACGCTCTGCCTTAGCTTGAACATTGTTTAACGCAATCTGCGCTTCAACAACTTTATCCGAATCTCCAGACTCATAAGCTTGTTTATACGCCCGTTTTGATGCCTCAAGCTCGTGATTAATCCTGGCTTTAGCCTGCTCAAGCAAAGCGGTTTGAGTTTTCGAAGATTCCTGCTTAAGTTTCTCATTCTCTTGCAGCAACTGCTGTGCAAGACGAATAGCTTCTTCTTTCTCTCTGGCCGCTGCTTCCGCTCTACGTCGTTCGTCGTGATATCCCTTAGTAAAGTGCTGAATCCGCTTACGCACTTTGTCGGAATACTCATTAAGTTCTTCCTCGGTTACCTCTGCAGGCGGCTCCGATGGAGTTCGATTACGGTCTTTTGGAGGCGTATCGTCTACGACCTCAATCTCAACCTCTTTAGATTCCGGCTCCTTTGCCTCTGATGCAGGCGTTTCTTCCGTTTTAACCTCTGGTTTGTCCGGATCCGGAAACTCAAATTCAACTTTTTGAAATGGCATATTAGTCCTTTCGCAGGGCGTTTAATTGCGCCCGAAGTTCGTCGCATTGACGCTTCAAATGAACTACATATTCTGACTGTGTACGCTCTCGTTCTTGAGTAGCCACAATTAACCGATGTACTCGAGAACTTAAAGAGTCCAACTGATGTTTAATTTGATTCAATTCGTACCAGTCAAAGTCAGATGTCACGCCTAGGGTTACATGTTCACTCATGCTCTAGTCACCCCTCGAGGGTCAGGCACAACCGCCTCAATACTGTCGTCGTTTAACAGACGATATTCATGGCCGTTGACCTTAAACCTAGTGCCAGAGTTAGGACGAAACATCACAAAGTCGCCAACCTTGCACCAAGGCCCCGTAGGAAATCTGTCTTTGTCGGCATAGGCTTGTTCACCCATGTCTAGGACAGCACCCATCATAGAGAGAACTTGTTCAGCATGTCTGGTTTGATCTGCTTTAACTAGACCTGAATCGTAAGTTTCTTCCACCTGCGGCAATGCAATTAGCAAGCGGTACCCAACTGGTTTGGGTAATTGAGCTTCAAACTCTTCCGCCGTTAACGTGTCAGTCATCATTTCCGTCCATATAGTTTTGCGCAAGGTCTTGGATTTCACGCAATGCTAGGTCTAGACCTCGAATCAACCCGCATTGTTGTTGGTAGACTGCAAAATCAGCCGCCCCACCACTCGCAAGAAAATCAACGTGTGATTTTCTGTGTTCAAACAATTTATCCTGCAGCACGTCAAAGACGGTCTTAGCCACGCGTTACCTCGCTTTGGATTGTGTGAGCATCTTTATCATTTCAAGCTGTGTCTTCTGTTCTTGTTGCTGAGCTTTGGTCTGCATCGCAGAACCTTCTTTCTGCGCTTCAACAACTACTTTCTGCTCTTCAATGCTTAACTTACGGTTAGCCAATTCAATGTCGGCTTGATCTTTGGCAGCTTTCCGTTGAACTTCGCTTTGTTTAATGGCCAGTTCCTGCTGCTGCATTTGAACAACCGGGTCTTGCGCCATCTGCTGAGCTTGTTGTTGCGCCGCTTGAGCTTGATGCATTTGTGTAAGCTGCGCCCCTGCCTGAGCCATGAGCCTAGAAACAGCAACTTCCAACTCCTCCGGAATTTCTTCATTCGGAGCCGGCAACGTAACGCCCAGTCTTTCTTCAAGCTGTTTTCTATAGACAAACCCTAAGTGCTCTGCCAAGTGGGCCTGCAGAGAACTCATAATTTGTTGTGCCATGGGGTTCTGGCCAATAGCCTGCGCAATCATTGGATCTTGCATAAACGATTGATGCGCAGCCATGTGCGCTTCGTGATCCTGGTACATAAACGCTTTCATAGGTTTACCTACCAACGCGCCCATGTTTTCGGACATCGGATCACGCGGTTTCTGATCTTCCGCCAACGGTACAACTTTGTCCGCGTTTCTAATGCCTAGCGTCTCTAACATTTGCCTGTGTAGATACGGTAGGTCATAAATCTGCGGGGCGCTCTGTGCCATTTGAAAAGCGGCTTGATACTGCACAACCCGCTGCGCCATAGTCGTGGCATTAGGATCAGAAACAGGGATTACTTCAACTACCGCGTAATCCTCTGCTCGAGCCCGACGATCTACACCCTCTGGAATGTAGTCGTATGGTTCATTTGCGTAATCTTTAATAATCTCTTTAAGAAGCTTGAACTCCTGCTTCATAGAGAAATGAACCCTGGCTTGAACTGCGGCCATGGGTTTTAGCGTTCTTTCTAATAACGCTAACGTTGTACCAACCGGTGCCTGCGACGACATGTCACTAATGTTCATGTCGCTAATCGCACCCAGTCGTCTGCCTTCCTGAGTGATTTTCTCTAACAACCCAGCCAATACTTGACTAGGTTCTTTGTACGGCAGCGTCATAATGTTGTCGCGTACCGTACCACTAGGTACATCTACGTCTCTAAACTCGCCCGGAGCAATCGGCGTGTCATCACCCTTGATCCTTAATCCACGAGCTTTAAGACCGCCTGGAAGATTTGAAAGAGTGCCAGCGTCAACGAGTTGGCGAATGATAGAAGTACCCGCTCGGGCATACCCGCCAATAATGTGAATAAGCCCCAAACCATAGAAACCAAACCCAGGGACGTAAGTGTAATGAACAAAATGCTGCCTCTTTAGTTGTCGATCATCTGTCGGCTCCCAGTTTCTACGAATCGACAGAACTTCATTTGTTCCTTTTATAACCGTAATGACATACGGTTTAGGCAAATCGTCTTCGTCATCAATGCCTCTAATATTTGTATAAGTATGAATCTCATACAAAGCAAATCGGTCGTCTGACGTTAACGTATAGCCACCTTCCTCGGCTTTCTTTTTCTCAATATCTGAAAAATATTCAATTGGTTCGCCAAGCTCAACTTCTCTATAAAACCCATCAGCCTGTAACTTCAGTAGTTCCGTCTTGGTTTTCCTCATCATGTGAGTAACCCGCTCCGCAGTATCAATGTGCGAAGCGCCATACGGAACAATCATGTCTTCTGCTGAGATATACAGCGACACTTGCCTTCTAAGAATCGGGTCGTAATACACCTTCTTAAACGCTGACCCTGCAAGGCCCAGGCTATAAAGCATCCGTTCATGTTCTGACCGATACTCCACCATCCTTTCAGTCAGTTGATAATTCATGTCTGCTTTAACACGATTGGCAGACTCTTCTTTTTCTTTAGTAACCTCGCCAATAATCTTTGACTTGACCGGACCCTGGGCAGGAAACGTCTCACTCATTGTCTCCGCTTGGAATCGAATAACCGCTTCTGCCAAAACAGTTGAGTACACTCCACACGCGTCATCCCAAGGTTCTGTCCTGTCTTCATACTTAAAACCCAGAACTTCCAAACCTTTTACATATGTATCTGCCCATTCCTTCCTGGCGTTTACGTCTGCTTCTACTAGCTCAACCATCTCCGACGCTATCGTCTGAAGATCGCCTTCATCTAAAAACTCAGCAATGTTGGCATCAAAGTCATCAACACTTACATCATCTGGCAATAACGTAATCTCCATGCTCCCATCAGACAACGTCACTGACTCAGGATTCTCAATCTCAATTTCTAGCGCCGACTCTGCCGTGTCAATAATCGGCACCGCATACAAGCCCTTGTCCATGTTTGTTGCCATAATGCCCTCTAGTAGTAAGCTTTCCGCCTACGAAAATACGTCGGCTCATCAGGTTCGTCAGAATCCAATCTTACAAACCCGCCTGACCGAAAACGGATCAACGCCTGCGTCGTCGAATCCACCAAGTCATCATGCGGAGCATTCGGAAAAGCAGCCATCTGCTCAATAACTTCATCTGCCCACCTAGCTTCCGGCGCCCACACTTTACCCGACTTGAATAGATCCGTCACAGAGTTAATCCGAACAAACTTATCGTTTCCCCTCACCGGCGTATATTCACTTACCGGAATCCCCATACGCCTCAATTCAAAGATCAACGGACTCCCCGCGGCCTTCGCTTCCACAATACAAGCATCAGGCTCCCACTCCTTATACATCTCATACGCCTTCTGCTTTAACTCCGGAAACTCCATCCTCGCTTCATACGCATCTAACAAAATAATGTTCGGCTCAACCTCATCCTTGTAAAACACTCCCCAGGTTGTACACGCCGAATAGTCACTTCTCTCGTTCTTAGTAAACGCCGTATCCCAACTCTGGATAATAAATTCACACTGCGGCGGATTCTCCTTCTCCCACCTCTTCCACCATTCCCTCTTGACTAACGCCCCCTCCTCCCCTGTCGGCGTCTGCTGATACTGCGCATTCCACTTCGCAGGACCAACCTCCTCCCTCAACGCCTCCAACTCATCTAACGACCAAAACTCCGGCCACAACGGATTCCCACTCGGCATAATCGCCGGCAACTCAATTACTTCCCACTCATCCGTCTTATCCCGGTTCTGCGCATCCTTAATAATCCGACCCGTCAGATCTCTTTCTGACCAACGAGTCATTACCACCACAATCGCACCCCCTGGCTGCAACCTCTGCCGGGGTCCAGACGTGTACCACTCATACACACTGTCAAATACTTCCGGGTTGTGCGACGCTAACCTCGCCTCCTGCTCACTATGCGGATCATCAATAATCAATAAATCCGCACCCTTACCCGTTACCGTACCCCCCACACCTATAGCAAAGTACTCCCCACCCTTATTCGTCGCCCACCTACCAGCAGCCTTACTGTCCTGCCTCAAAGACACCCCAGGAAATACCCGCGCGTACTGCTCACTCCCGACCAAATTACGCACTTTCCTACCAAACCCAACCGCTAAGTCCGCCGTGTTCGATGTCTGAATCACCTTCTTGTGCGGGAACCTACCCAAAAACCAACTTGGCAATAAAAAACTAGCAAACTCACTCTTCGTATGCCGCGGAGCCATATTGATAATCAACCGCTTTAACTTCCCCTCCGCTATCTCCTCAAACTTCTTCGCCATCAACGCATGATGCCGCCCATTCACAAACCCAGGCCACACCACCTTCACATACTCCATAAACTTACCCTGCGCCTTCTCCCTCTCTAGCGCATTCCTATACTCCTCCACCTGCTCTAACAACTTCTGATACTCAGCAGGATCTAATTGCTCAATCAATTTCTCTAATTGTTGCACTGCAACCTACTCTTAAAGGTGCCAAAAAATACGGGCTTTTATCTCAACCAATGTTGCACCGCATCATTCCAAATTCTTAAAGTTGATATACACCGGCCTAATCGTCCTTCCCAACTTCCTAACCTTCTTCAATACCCCCAACTCCACCAACCTATCCACTAACCTCTGCGTATTCTTCATCCCCATCTTCCCCCTCAAATACGCAATCTCCCTCACCGTAGGACTAAATCCATACCGCTTCCAAAACTCATCCACTATCAAAAACACTTCCCTCTGCGCCGGACTCACAATCCTCTCCATACACCCCTCGTAACTACCCCCTCCCCTCATCTCCCGATTCACCCTCACCCGTTTTACATAATCCTTCATTCCAATACTTTTCTGTGAATAACCTGTTAATAAGTGGCAACGTTGCCACCCCCCC